TTGGCGCGCAACAAGCTGTCTGAAACAAAGATCAAAACGCTATCCACGCCTGGCATCTATGGCGACGGCGACGGCCTCTATCTGCGAGTGCAAAAAGGTGGGAGCAAAAACTGGGTCTTCATCTACCGTCGCGGAGACAGGCGAAACGAGCTTGGACTCGGCGGCTATGGGCAGGGCACCGCACCTGTACCGCTAGCATTGGCGCGAGAGAAAGCCGATGTGATCCGCCAGCAACTGGCGCGAGGTGAGGATCCACGTGGCGATCGCGTCTCCATCAAGCCGAAGACCTTCAAGGACTGCATGGACGATCTACTGAAGGCGAAGGAATCTGAATGGACAAATGACAAGCACGCCGATCAGTGGGTAATGACTTTGCGCGACTATGCGAAGCCTCTTCACGATCTACCAATCGGCGACATTGTGATAGGCGACATCAAAGATTGTCTCATGCCGCATTGGACTGAGCGGCCAGAAACTGCGGAACGGTTGCGCGCCCGGATTCAAGCCGTCATCGATTACGGGATTGCGCATGAATGGCGCACTGCTGGAAATCCCGCGCGATGGAAGGGCTTGCTGGAAAAGGTGATGCCCAAGCGACAGAAGTTGACCCGCGGGCATCATGCGGCCATGGCAGTCAAAGATGCGCCCGAGGCCGTCGCGAAGCTTCGCAAGTCCAAGGGTAAGGCGGCTCGGGCGGTTGAGTTCTTGATCTTGAATGCCAATCGCACCGCCGAGGTGCGCGGCGCGCTTTGGTCAGAGTTCGATTTTGAGGAGAAGCTCTGGGTCATCCCGGCCGCCCGAATGAAGAAGAAGCGGATTCATCGGATACCGCTTTGCCCACGGTCCCTCGGTATCCTCGAAGAAATGAAGCAGAAGGCTACCAGTGATCTGGTGTTCGAGGGCGCCAAAAGCGGATCACCGATCAGTGATTCTATGATGACGAAGGCGCTACGAGCCGCTTCCAAAGATAAGGCTGTCACACTTCACGGGATGCGATCGACGTTCCGTGACTGGGCCGGGGACAGCACCGACCACGCGCGCGAGGTCATCGAAGGCGCGCTCGCACACATCGAAGGGGACGCGACAGAACAGGCTTACCGTCGCTCTGACGCAATCGAGAAGCGGCGAGCGTTGTTGAGTGACTGGGAACTATATCTCACGAAATCCTAGTTGTTTTACAAATGCGTCAAGCAGTTTATTTCTCCGCTAAGCAAATAAATCCGTTGGGAAAAATGTAAAGCGGTACTATATGGTTCATACAGGCGCATTTGTGGTGGATGTGCTTTGCCGCGGGGTGGTGCCCGCGAGACCGGAGTAATCCGGAGTAAATTGCAGCTGAAGCTGCCGGCATTGGGTCCTCCGTGTGGACCGGCGCCTTAGGCGTCAAGAAACGTCAACCCGGCCATGGCGCGCCGGTCACCAAACTTCTCGACAAAACCCTATTAGAAACGACGCAACGATTCCGTCCGCGCGCCGCAGAGGAGCACCATGTCCCCAAGCAATGACAACTTTGCATTGATTTCACTGAAAGACACCTGCGCTCTCACGAGCATGTCCAAGACGATGATCCACCGTCTTAGGTCAGAAGGCAGGTTTCCAGCCGCGGCTGAGCTTGGAGAGAAACGCATAGCGTTCTCTCGCAAAGAAGTTCATGACTGGATTGCACAGAAACTCGCCGCTCGCGCCGCGTAGTCCTTGACGATACTTTAGCGTCAACGGTTAATACTTGGCATCACCGGAGACCGAAGAACGCCAAGACTGCCATGACGATCACAACAAGTCCGACAATGTAAATAATCTGGTTCACGATCGCTCCTCCGTTTTGTTCGGAGAATGAACGGATTCGATCGCAGTAAAGTTCCATTTCACAACCATTAGCCGACCGGCGTCATCGCCGGCGAAGGAGGAATCTGTTTGCGAAAAATAGAGGAGACAAGCGCGGCGTTGCGCGCTTTCGAAGATGAAACACGGAGAGCCCTGGGTGTTCCCGAGGGGGCGGATTGGACTCTGTATCTCCCTGAGAACGGCCGCGGCGATCGAATATTCGCTCGTTGGCAGCAACTAGCGCGCGCTGCTCGCCAAGCGGAGCGGAGAATCGCATGAAGGTTCTCTCTATCAGGCTGCTGCATGCAGGCAACGCGATCGCTCGTTTCGACATCGAGGTCCCTGGCGGGATACGCCTCTTCAATCTGAAGCTCTCTCAAACCCCGCGCGGCCTTCGCGTTCATTCTGCCAGCGCTTTTGGCAATTCAACCGCGACGTTCACGCCGGAAACGGCTGAAGCGATTACGCAAGCAGCTCGTGAAGCTATCGGAGATGTAGACCTTGACCGCCTCAGCGCAGCCTAAACTCCCCGCACAGGACCTAGCCGACCTTCGCCGCGGTCTGCTCGCCAACGGCTATATCCCCGTCCCGGTTGACGGCAAGCGCCCGAAGATCAAAGGATGGTCGAACTTCCGGCCAAAGCCCGAGCAGATCGATGGTCAGATACGACGCTATTCCGACCATACCAACACCGGCATCCTCTGCGGCGACGTGGTGGCCGTCGATATCGACGTCCCGGATATCTACGCAGCGGAACACCTGCGCACAATGGCACTGGCTCTTCCAGGGGCCGATAGCGCTCTACAGCGTATTGGCCGCGCTCCAAAGGTGACCTTCATCTTCCGCGCATCGGACGCTCGACGGAAGAAAATCACCGGCAAGTACATCGTCAACGGCCACGAATGCCAGATTGAAATCTTGGGCCAAGGCCAGCAGTTTGTCGCCTTTGGCATCCATCCGGATACCGACAAGGCTTACGAGTGGACAGGCGCATCTCCGCTCGACGTGCCGTTCGCCGACCTGCCCGAGATCCATGCCGAGGCTATCGACGCATTCGTGGCCGAGGCCGACGCCTACCTCGCGTCCATAGGTACGGCTATCAGCAAGAGAGCCGAGCCGCGTGCTGTTCAGACGACCGGCGGCAGCTTCTGGAAACAGGTGAATTCTGCGGCACTGGCCGACCCTGACCGTTGGGTACGGGACCTTTTCTCCACCGCAACGAAAGAGGCGGGGACCGGCGCATGGCGCATTACCTCAGAGGATCTCGGGCGTTCGCTGGAGGAAGACATTTCCATCCATCAGGATGGCATCCGCGATTTTGGTACTGAAAAGGCGTGCACCGCCATTGAGCTTGTCATCGATTATGCTGGCGCCGCCAATCCCAAAATGGCCGCTTTCTGGCTGTGCGAGCGCCTCGGGCGAGCCCCCATGGACCTTGGCTGGGAGGACCGCGATATCGGCGCTCGTATGACGCTCGGCAGCCTCACCAAGGCTCCTGCGGCTGCGAACGACAATGTGGAAGAAGAAGATGAAGCAGACGAGGCGCCAGTAGTCCTGCCGCAGGCCACTGGTTTGCCCGAGCATCTTTGCTTCCCGCCAGGAGCCGTGGGCGATTTCACGCGCTTCATTGTCGGCTGCGCTCGCTTCCCTTCGCCGCACCTCTCGCTAGTCGCGTCGCTTGCCTTCGTGGCCGGCCTGATCGGTCGGCGGTATCGAGGTCCAACAGGGCTGCGCTCCAATCTGTACATCGTTGGCTTGGCGGAATCAGGCTTCGGCAAGGACGTTACGATTCGCGCCACCTCTGCGCTTGCCGATTCCACCTCGTGGGGCAGCAAGGTCAGCGAGGCACTTTTTGCCGATCAAATTCGAAGCCTTCCCGGCTTGGCAGGCAAACTCAGGAAGTCGCCCTCTGCCATAGCTGTTCAAGACGAGTTCGGACGGTGGCTTGCCGAGCATACTGGGAGAAACACCGCTTCACATCGAGCCGAAATAACTGCCTCCCTCATGGAGCTGACTGGGGCTCCCACTGGTTTCTGGGGAGGCCAGGAAAAGGCAGGCGGCAATATTCCTCGCATCGTTGCGCCATGCCTGAGCGTCCATGGGGTTTCGACTCCCTCAACATTCTGGAATGCGCTCTCGAGCGGAAACATCTCAGAAGGCCTGCTCGGCCGCCTTGTCCTCATTGATGTCGGAAATGGAGAGCCGGTGAAAGTGCGCCGCCCCCCCAATAGTATTGAAGACATTCCGACCGCGTTATCTAAGCAGGTAGCTGAGCTTCTCGGGCTGTCCGCGGGAAAGTTCACGGGGTCGTTTTGCGCACTTTCAGCGAGATCTGACGAAAAGCCGCATCCTATCATGACAGCACAGTGGGGGGACGGCGTCGACGACTTGTTCGAAGACTTCGATGATCGCATCCGCGCGATGAAACGGACGATCGACCCGCAGTATCGCCCGATCCTCAACCGCGTGGGCGAAAATGCCGCCAGGCTGGCGCTGATCGTTGCAGTCGGATGTGACCCGAAGGAACCGATCATAACACGAGAAATTCAAACGTGGGCCAATGCGGTTGCCGAACACAGCCTCAACGTGATCCTGCGAGGCGCAAACGACAATATCGCCGACAACGATCGGGCGGCTGAGTATCTGCGCGTTCGACAGCAGATCACGCGCCGAGGGTCGGACGGAATTACGGCGCGCGCGATCGTAAAAAACCTCCGAGGCGCGATCGACCGCCGGCGACTTGAAGACATCATGGCCATGCTGCGGCAGGCGAGGGAGATACATCTGGCGAAACTCACAATGGAGAGCGGTCAATCACAGGTGCGCTTTTGGGCGGCTGAATCGTTGCCAGACGGTGCAGTCATCGTCCCGATTGAGGCTGGGTGAAAGGTAGGGGATTTGCCTGGGGGATAGGCCGGGGAAAGGGTGGGTGCAAAATCCGTGAACGCCATAACCCGCTGTCTGATTTCCCCCAGTCTTCCGGCAGTCTTTCCCCCACCCTTGCACCCACCCTTCCCCCCAGTCTTTTGCATAAAAAATTCAATAAAAACAATAATATATACAGGAGAGGGTACGTCTAGAATGGGGAGATACCCTCAATGCGGTTTTTGAGGGCTCAAGTCGTTAGCCACACGTACGCGCGAAGGAGGACACACCATGGAAGTTATCGAAACGAAACGCGGTCGGAAAACTATCCACCGCCTGGACACGAGTCAGGTCGATCAACTCGACGAGATATCTGGCGACGAGCAACTCGCGCTGGTCTGGTGCGAAACGCACCGAAAATGGGAATGGCACTGGATCGACCGTGCCGAGCTTAACGACAACTGAGGAGAACAGGATGACCAAGGCAGACGAATTCGCCACTAAACACGATATCGCGGCCACGTCCGCGGATGTCGCGCGCATCAAGACCGCGCTGCAGCGTTTCTACGGCGCCGTGGAAACAATTGATCCTGTTCGCCGAGGTTGGATCCAATTGCATGATGGACCGGCCATCAGGGCAGCGTTTGAAAAGCACAACCCCAGCACTCCGGCCCACGGAGCCGCGATGGCTATGGCAGAGATGCCAGAACATTGGCCGACAACGTATCGTGCCTCGGTTGCCTATCACCTTTGCCCGCTTCTGGAAGAGGTCGTCAATTCGTGACCCGGATCAAAAACTTTGACCGCTCCGCACGTCGCGAAGCAGCACGCGCGCAGGAAGCGCTTCGCACGATCGTGGCCGACAGCACAGCACCAAGAGACCCTCGCACACGAGGCGAGCACTATAGGCGCCACCTCGCGGATGCAAACCGCGTCATCGACACGCTGCAGGTCCGCATCGCCGAGTTGGAGGCTGAGTTGCGGAAAGCCAAGCGTGATGCCGAGTACGACTTATCACTCTGCGTCACGAGGACTGCAGCCGAAGAGGCTAGGCAAGGTGCTTATCGCCTTGCGATAGCCAAGGCGGTGGACATCATTGAAGGCCCCGAGCACGTGCCGTGCGACCTGTCGGAAGAAATCCACAAGTTGCCGAATCCAAAGCCGAAGTGGACCAAATAGCAATGAGCAAACCTCAGAAGAATCGCGATCTCTCGCAACTCTCCGCTCTCCTTGCGGAACACATTAGCGCGCCTTCGCTAAGTCCGGTTCCCAAGCCCAAGAAAGCTCGCGCCCTAGCTCCCGCCAACGATAACAGACCAGCGCGCGAGCAACTGGCCTGGCCGGCACTTGAACGACTTGCCTACCGTGGCGATTACAGGCGGCTTTTCGCCCTGCGTCACTGGAAAAATATGGTGTTTCCAGGGTCTGAAATTGATCCTCCGGAAGAAAACAATCTGGATCCGGAAGTTATCATCGAAGTCCGCCCCTCAGAGGCGGAGCTCCTCGCCGGCGTCGGCTGGAGGATCGTTGGCAGGGAGCGGTGGCACTACACGAACGAAAAGGTGAATGTTTACGAGCCCCGTGAAGCTAACGAAACTCGGCGGCAGAACAAGAACGGCGGCATTGATACTCAGCTCGGCGATTTGCTTTTCCGAGATGGCGCATTGATCGAGTGGGGCAGGACCGGCAAAGGTAGGTCTCTACGCCCTGTCGAGCGCCCTCGTGGCGCCAAGGGGAGCGGCAATCCGGCGAGGTCGAACAGCGCGATCTGGAGCTACCTTAAGCTTCCCGGTGCCGTGGCCTCGCCTTTAACGGCAAAACCGTATTCGAAGCCACTTTCAGGCGAACCAGCGATCGGCGACTACTATTCGCCGCTGCCGCGAGAGGAGCCGAGCGCAAAGGACAAGAACGGACGGTTCGGCGTAGTCGAGGGAAGGGAGCTCCTTCAGGGTCTTGGCGTCGACGGTTCGGTGCCATTCGAGCGCCTGCCGGTTCCAGCAAAGCGCTGCCCAGACGGTCTTGTGTCCGGCCCACAGTGGATAGGCGGCGTCAAGAAGCCGAAGCCGATAGGCGAGATATCAGCCGCTGCTGGTCGCGAACCGGAGTTTGTGAGACCGGTCGAGACGATCAATTATGTCGAACATCTCCGCCGTCACCTCGGCCACCATGCTCTCGTGCTCGACATGGCGATCACTGATGCGACGGCGAAGGAGATCGGCATTGCTGCTGGGCGGGCACCCGCTTATGCGGAGAAGGTCGGTCCATCTCTTATCGATGCCGCGATTGACGCACTGATCGATTTGGACGAGACGGCACGCGGCGATTTTGTGCAGGTGGAAGAGAAAATCGCGGCATGATGTCCGGTCGGGCGCATCTTCGAACCGTATTTAATTGAATGGGTGATTTACCCAAAAGGCCGCCATTGTGCGGCCTTTTCACTTTGAGGCGCTGCCGAGCTGCGGACGTTCGAAACTCGCGATGCTCGCCGGGACTGCCTCTTTCCTACCGACGACACTTAGGCGGACGCTTCGCGTTGTGCAGAAGTTCACGGGCTGTCGCGAAATGACCGAATAACTGCCGCAGCCGCTTCTCTTCATCATCTTTGAGACGATGCCGCCTGCAGAATTCCGCAACGGACCAAACCTTGGTAGCTGCATTGGGGTCGAGTTTCTTGCTTTCCAGACGCTCCATCGTGTACCTCCCTGCGATTCGGAAGATAAACAAAGGCCCGCCATTTTCGTTCCCCTGCGGCGCAGCCACCAACAAGACGAGACACGCTTCCACAAAGCGCACCCGTCTGGTTGCTCATTGCCCATCTACGGCTAGATGCTAGCGGCTTGGACGCGGCATTCCGTCGGCATCTCTATCCCCTGGCGCTCTCCTCCTCTGGCGACGGGTGATCGTGCGGCCCGCTCTCCTGTTCTGCAGGATTGAGCGGGCCGCCTTTGTTTTTTTCGGCTCAGCCTCGGGGGTTAGTCGCTAACGCGAGAAAGCTCTGCAGTGAAGTTGATGCCCGGTGCTTGCGGGGACGTCCCCTTGGCCGAAATGTTATCTCCGGAAACGCGGCCATCGAGGTTGATGGTAGCTTTGTCGACGCCGAAGACCGAAGTGACGCCATTGTGCGCTGTGTGGCGGTCTGTGGTTACGACGGCTGTCAGTCGGTCTCCTACGGTTGTGTATGAGCCGACATAGTATAGGCCAGCGTCACCGCCCCACATCTTACCGTCTATGGCATGAACGACGCCAGCGCCCGAACCCAGAGGTGTTTGGAAATGCACACGATAGAGGCCGTTTCTCATTGTTTGCGATGCTCCAAGAAAGTTGAGACTGCCAATGAATAGCATACAGCCTTGCCGTGTTGTAGAGCCATCCAACCACCTTAAAATAGATCGAGCGACTTACCACCGTTGGTACGGCCTGAAAGCCTGGCAGGACGCACGTCAGGTGCAGCTTGCCCGCCAGCCGCTATGTGAGCGGTGCCTTCAATCCGAGATCGTGACTGAAGCAACGGTCGTAAACCACCGCACTCCTCATCGCGGGGATTGGAAGTTGTTCGTCGATCCGGACAATCATGAGAGCGTGTGCCAGCCGCACCACGACGGCTTGATCCAGCGCGAGGAGAAGCGCGGTCATGTCATCGGGTGCGACATCGAAGGCCGCCCTTTGGACCCCCTGCACCCCTGGAACCGGGCCGGAGGGGGTGGGTGACGAGGTCCGACCGTTCGGACGCCTCACCCGCGCCCCAGGTCCGTTCGCACCGAGAGCAAATCTGAAGAGGGGGGATGATCGCCATCCCCGTAGGGGATGACGTTGACAGAAGCGACTTTGAGCGAGCCGGACTGGTTTGAACTCTATCCAGAGCAGAGTGACGCGTTAGAAGCCGGCCGTCAGTGGGCCGCTGTTATGGCGGATCTTCAAACAGCTGGAACGATCGCCGACGCCAACGGCCATACCGTTCGGCGCCTCATTGAGTTCAGGGTTCAATATTGGAAGGCGGCAAAGCATGTCGCCGAACACGGAACCATCCTCGCGGGCAACAAGCGCGCCAAAATCGGGCAGTGGAACCCTTATTGGTCTGCGATGCAGCACGCCGACGCTCGAATCGTCGTTCTTGAGTCAAAACTAGGCCTCGACCCACTCAGCCGAGGAAAAGCAACGAAGGTGCAGCGTGGAAAGAAAAAGGCCCGCGCGGCAGACACCTACCTCAAGCCTCGGGCCGACTGACCCGACGACGCAGTACGCCCTGGATGTCGTCGCTGGCAAGATCATTGCGGGCGAGCACCAACTGGCCGCCGCCGAACGGCATCTCAAGGATCTTCGCGACGGACAGAAGCGTGGCCTCTATTGGAGCCCAAAGGATGCCGCGCTAGCCGTCGGTTTTGCACCAGCAGTCCTTTCGATCACGGCCGGTGCCGCCGAAGGCAGGCCGTTCAATCTTCTTCCGTGGCAGGTCTTCTGCACAGGCAGCCTCTTTGGCTGGCGTCGCGAAAGCGGTCGGATGCGCTTCCGCTCTGCTTGGGTGGAAACTGGCAAAGGTCAGGCTAAGTCGCCTTGGATGGCCGCAACGGGCCTCTATATGGGCGGCTGGTATGGTGTGAAGCGCGCCGAGGTCTACTCGATCGGTCAGGACCGCGCCACCGCCAACGTTCTCTTCAAGGATGCCGTGGCCATGTGTCGGGCTCCCATCCCCGGGGGCGAAGAGGACGATGAGGATTCACTCGTTTCCCGAGGCGACGTGATCATCCGTGGCGAGGGCGACAACGCTTGGAAGATCGAATTCCCGGAGATCGGGGGCAAGTTTCAGTCCCTCGCAAACGGTCAAGCAATCAGCGGCCCCCGCCCGATCATGGTGGCGGCCGACGAAATTCACGAATTCCGGACCAACGACTCGATCGAGACGTGGAAGCGAGCCATTGCGAAAATGCCCGGTGACGGGCTCATGTTGCTGGGCACGAACACGCCGGCATCAACCCAGATCGTGGGCACCGAATACAGCGAGTTCTACCAGAAGGTCGCCACCGGCGAGATTAACGACGATGAGGCGTTTGCCTTCATCTGTCGTGTCGACAAAGCAGATCGCGATAGCGTCTTCGACAACGAAGCTGTTTGGAAAAAGTCGCTGCCGGCGCTCGGCGTGACCTTCCCGATCGAGAATATCCGCGGCGAGGTCAACACGGCGCGTGTGCTGCTGTCGACGTCATTCTCGGTCAAGCGCCTCTATTTCGGGATTCCGATTGGTGCTGCTGACTTCTGGATCGCGGAAGATGCATGGTCGGCAGTTCAAGGTCGGGTCGATCCGAAGGAGCAGCGCGGCCGCAAGTGCTGGTTGTCTCTGGACCTCAGCGACAAGAATGACCTCACTGCGTTGTCGGCCGTGTGGGCCGACCACAGCGGTCATTTACATGCGAAAACCTGGTACTGGACCACGAAAGAAGGTCTGGAAGCGCGAGCGCTTTCAGACAACGCGAAGTACGTAGAGTGGTCGCAGGACCCGCTGGTCGACCTGACAGCTGTATCCGGCGCCGTCATCGATAAGACCTTCGTGGCGGCCGAGGTCAAGAAGCTCTGTGCTGAGCACGACGTCGAGTTTCTGGCATTTGACCCTGCTGGCATGGCGGACTTCATCGGAGCGTGCGAGCAGATCGGCTTTCCAGTTTGGAAGTACGAAGGACCGGACAAACCTGAAGGGCAGGGGCTCAAGCTGATCGCTCATGGTCAAGGCAAGCGCGTGGTGTTTGAAGACCGGGCACTTTGCATGCCGCGAGCGATTGAACGTCTCGAGGATCGCATCCTCGAACGGTCGATCACCATCGACGCCTCGCCGGTCACGTACATGTGTGCCGGCAACGCGCTCGTCGATGCCGACGGCCAAGGTAATCGTGCATTCGACAAGAAACGCTCTCGCGGCCGGATCGACGGCCTTGTGACGATTGCTATGGCCACGTGTGCGGCTGCCGATGGTCTTCCGGGTGCAGTACCGGTCCCGACCTCGGCCTGGGACGATCCCTCATTTTCACTAGCGGATTTAGGAGCATTTTGATGCGATGGCCGTTTACCCGAAGAAATGCGCCAGAATCGCGCTCAAGTCCTGAAAACGTCACCGTTCCTGTCAGTGAGGAAAGCTTCCTCGCCTATTTTGGCGTGCAATCGGGAAACCTGCCCAACGTCACGATCGATAGTGCCCTGAGCGTGCCGGCCGTTTGGGCTGCTGTCGCATTCCTCTCGCGCACGCTAGCGGCACTGCCGCGGCACGCTTATCGCGACACTAAGGAAGGTGCAAAGCGTGTCGGCGGCAAGCTGGAGACGGTGGTGAATGTCGCTCCAAACGACGAACTCGGCTCCTTTGCGTTCTGGCAATGGTTTTGGCAGCAAGTTTTCACAGGCGGCCGCGGCCTAGCGTATATCGAGCGAACGCCTCAGGGCGTCGACTCGCTTTGGCCGATGGACCCGGCGAAAACCACAATCAAGCGCGTCGGGCTGAAGGTAACGTATGAGCTTGGTGGTAAGACCTACGCTGCAGCTGACGTCATTGATGTGCCGTTCATGCGGCGCAGCGACGGGCTAAGGCACTATGGGCCGATCAGTCAGGCGTCGAAGGCTATCCAGCTTGCGCTGGCGATGAATGAGTACGGTTCGAATTTCTTTGCCGGTGGCGGCGTTCCGCCACTCGCGTTGGTCGGTCCGCTGCCGCAAGGCGCTGATGCCCTGAAGCGAGCGCATGAGGATATCAAGCGGGCGATTGGCGCGGCTAAATCGAGCAGCAGCCAGATTTTCCCCATCCCACCTGGCAACGAGCTAAAGCCAGTCGGAATGGACCCGGCCAAGGGTCAGATGGTCGAGGCCCGACGATTCCAGGTGGAGGAAATTGCAAGGACATACCAGCTGCCGCCTGTGTTTCTCCAGGATCTGACGCATGGCACGATGGCGAACACTGAACAGCAAAATCTCATGCTCGTTCAGCACCTCGTCGGCCAATGGGCGAAGGCACTTGAGGATGAGATGAACCTCAAGTTTTTCGGCCGTGGCGGTGGAAGCCGATACATATCGCATATCCTCGACGGCTTGATGCGAGGCGATTTCCTATCCCGGATGGATGGCTTGGCGAAGGCTGTTCAGAACGCGCTGCTGACGCCGAATGAGGCGAGGGCGCTGGAGAATAGGGAGGCAAAGCCTCACGGTGACGATCTATTCCTACAGGGCGCCACGGCGCCGCTTGGGACGGCCACCTACGGTCAGCAAAACACACCCGGCGCGGATCAGCAGCCTGCCAACGACAATAACCAGAACGAGGCGGAAGCCGCATGAGTGAATTCGAGAAACGCATAGCGCAGCAGGTTGAACTGCGCGCCGATGAGAGCGGAACGAAGACGCTCACCGGCTACGCTGCTGTGTTCAACTCGTCGACGGACATCGGCGGTTATTTCACAGAGCAAATCGCCCCAGGCGCGTTCGCCGAGACTATCAAGGGCGATGTTCGCTGCCTGTTCAACCATCAGAGCGGTAACGTTCTGGGGCGAACTAAGAGCGGCACGCTCAGGCTGTCGGAGGATAGCCACGGTCTTCGTTTTGAAGTCGACCTGCCAGACACCGTTCTCGGCAAGGACGTCGGAACGCTAGTTGCTCGCGGCGATATCAGCGGGTGTTCGTTTGACTTCCGCGCGATGAAGCAGTCGTGGGACGACACGGTAGACCCTCCGAGGCGCACGCTGGAGAAGGTCGAAATCAGCGAAGTCTCGATCGTGACCTTTCCCGCATACGCGGACACCACTGTCGGCGTGCGTTCGCTTGATGAGTGGCGGTCAGGGGCACGCAGCCAGCAGAATGCCGTGGCAGCCGCCCGCCGGGTCGCCGGCAAGAAGGCTGCAATGGAGCAGAAGTTTAGGGGCATCCTCGGCAGGACAGATCCCTAGTCACCCGGCCCAGCCGGAGGGCAGGAACCTCCTGCCATTCCTCACCACCAAACCCACCACATCGGCTCGCTCGCGCGGGCCTTTTTCTTGAGGTAGACACATGTCCCTTACGCAAATGCAGGAACAGCGCGGCCGCCTGATGACGCAGGCTCGCGAAGCGCTGAACGAAATCACCAAAAACACCGACGAGGCACGCTCCGCCGAGCTCGAAGCTCGCCACGACGCGATCATGGCCGAGTTCGACAAGCTCGAGAAGAATATCGAGCGCGAAGAGCGCCAGGAAGCCATAGAGGCTCGTTTTGCCGAGCGTCAGCGCGATCGTCGCCCCAACAACGGTGATTCCGAGACTCGCGGTCAGGAGGACGGCGAGAAGCTCGAATACCGCCAGGTGTTCTACAAGTTCATCGCTGGGGGCGCCGATATCAGCGAACTGTCCTCGGAAGAGCGCTCGGTCCTCAAGGCTGGCGTTCAGTCTGCCAAGGAATTCCGCACGCAGGTGACGACCTCCGGCGGCCCCGGCGGCTATACGGTGCCCGTAGAACTCGCCAACATCATCGTCCGCTCCATGAAAGACTGGGGTCCGATGTACGATGAGGACATCGCGACGGTAATCTCCACCGCGAGCGGCAACCAAATCAACCTTCCCACTGTCGACGACACGGCGAAGTCTGGCGCGAAGCACACCGAAGGCACTGCACTGACCGACGATGGCTCGGAAGATGTTGTCTTTGGCCAGAAGCGGCTCGATGCCTACGTGTACGACACCGAATTCGTGAAGTTCTCGATGGAACTGGCACAGGACTCCATCTTCAATATGGAATCCCTGCTCGGTTCGCTACTCGGCGAACGGCTCGGCCGCATCGCGAACCGCGAACTTACGATCGGCGACGGCACTGGCGACCCGAATGGCGTAGTCACGGCATCTTCGCTCGGCAAGACCGGGGCCGCCGCTGCAGCTATCGCTGCCGACGAGATCATCGACCTTCTGCATTCGGTCAACGCGGCCTACCGCCGTTCGCCGAAGACGCGTTTCATGTTCGCGGACACTACGCTCGCGGCCATCAGAAAATTGAAAGACGGGCAGGGGAATTTTCTGTGGCAAATGGGTGACGTCACGACCGCCCAGCCCGGAACGCTGCTCGGCTACCGCTACAGCATCAACGATGACATGGATGCGCTTGCTGCGGCCAAGAAGGTCATGCTCTTCGGCGACTTCTCGAAGTACTTCGTCCGCAAGGTAGGATCGCCGGTCATCGGCGTTCTGCGCGAGCGCTTCTGGCCTGATCTTGGCATCGCCGGCCTGATCCGCTTTGACGGTGAGCTCGGCGACGCTGCAGCCGTGAAGCACCTGATCACCGCTGCTTCCTAATGCTTGGATGGCGGGCTTCGGCCCGCCTCCTTCCCAGGAGAGATCATGAAAATTCAGATGTTAGTCGGTCTCGCCGGCAACGAATATTCGTTGGCTCCAGGCGACGAGCGAGAATTCCCTCATGCGGAAGCGGTCAGGCTGATTGATGCTGGTTTCGCGGCGCCGGTCGATGTTCAGCCGACCGAGAAGCGCAGCAAGCGAGGCAAGAATGTGGTATCCGACGAAAGTGGCAACGGCGGCGACGACTGAGCCAGTCAGCCTCGAAGAGGTTAAGCGCCGGCTCCACGTCACCTTTGATGACGACGACGAAGACATCAATCTGATGATCTCGTCGATGCGAGATCATGCCGAAAAGTACTGTAATACGCGCTTTGCCAGCCAGACGGTCGAGATGAAGTGCGACGGCTTTTGCGACTTCGCAAGGCTACCAGAGGCGCCCGTCACCTCTGTGACGTCGATCGCTTATGTAGATACCGGCGGCGGCAACCAGACACTTGCTGAGACGGTATACGAGCTCCGGAATGACGGCCTAGAGGTGGCAATTGTCGCCAAATACGGCCAGCAATGGCCGGCCATACAGCCTGGATCGCGGATTGTGGTCACAGCGGTGGTTGGATACGCGGCCGCACCTGCGGCTGTAAAGCACGCCATCCTCCTGAACATCGCCGATGCCTACGAGAACCGCGAAAACGCGGAGCTCGACGATTGGACCGCGTTTGACGCGCTTCTTTGCAACTACAGACGCGGCGCGTAGGCCGCAGGGAGAATTCTATGGCGGACATTTCCGTAACGCCCAGCGCGGTCGTTGCCGCGAACGGCGTGCCGACGAAAACTGGCACTGCCGGCGCAGCGATTGCTGCCGGCGAAGTCGTATTTTTGGATACGGCTACGACCGGCAAGTGGCAACTGGCCGACAGCGACGCAGCCTCGGCTGAAGCGCGTGGCCAGACCGCTAATGTGGGCATTGCGCTGAACAGCGCGGCCGCGAACCAGCCGATTGTCGTCCAGACTGGCGGCCACGTCACGCTGGGCTCGGTGCTGACGGCCGGAACCGCTTATTTTTTGAGCGATACCCCCGGCAAAATCTGCCCTGTCGCTGATATCACCGGCGGCGACTACTACGTGCTGCTCGGCCTCGCCACTTCGGCGACGGTTCTTGCCCTCGATGTCCAGTATTCTGGCGTAGCGAGCGTCTAACGTGGCGAAGGGCGGCGCGGGTAGGCTTTCCGAGCGCGTCTCCTTCTTCCAAAGGGGCGAGTTTCAGGACCAATACGGCAACACGGTATCCGATTGGGTGCTTCAGTTCCAGACCGCGGCCAGCTATCAGCACCTGCGCGGCGGCGAGGCCGTCATGGCGGCACGGCTGACCAACAAGCACCCGCTTGTCGTTCGGATACGGACCAGCACAGCGGCACGCTCAGTGACCGCTGAATGGAAACTCACCGACACGCGAACCGGCGTTGAATACGCGATCAATGACGTCACGCATGACGTCGATCGCACTTGGATCGACCTGCTTTGTGAACGCGGCGTGGTTCCCTGATGGCTAAGGGCGTCAAGGAACTCGAGAAGAAGCTTCTGGCAATGCCGAAGCGGGTGGAAATCGCCGCTCGCAAGGCCATGGAGAAGGGCGCCGACGAACTCGTCGCCATGATGAAGCGACTGGTGCCGGTCGACCAGGGTGACTTGCGCGACAGCATCGGCTGGACTTGGGGCGAGGCGCCAAAGGGCTCAGTTGTTCTCGCCGAGAGCGAGCCAGACGCACGTGGCCTCAAGATTACGGTCTATGCGACCGACTACAAGGCGCGATGGATCGAATTCGGCACGGCCGACAGAAACACATCAGGCACCGGGAGGCCGAATAAGTTCGTGGCCCAGCCGTTCTTCTTCCCCTCATATCGCACGCTCCGGAAGCGCATTCAGTCCCGCATCAAGCGGGAAGTGAAAAAGGCCATCCGCTTCGTCGGACCAGTTACGCAGAGCGAGGCATAGCGATGGGGGTTGATACATGAGCGCATCAGCCGAACTGCAGAAGCTGATCTTCGACACGCTTAAGGCTGACTTGGCCGTGATGGCGATCGCCAACGGCGTCTACGACAACGTGCCGGCATCGCCATACGGCACGAAAAACGCCTATGTCAGCTTCGGCCCGACCGACGTTGTCGATGACAGCGCTGATTGTATCGCGTCTGGCGAGTACACATTCCAGGTCGATTGCTGGTCGAAGGCTGTCGGCCAGGTCGAATGCAAACGGCTGGTCGACGCCGTCAAGGACGCGCTGCACGAGCGCAATCTATCGCTCACCGAAAATGCGCTTGCCGAGATCCGTGTCGATTTTCGCCGCGTGTTCAAGGATCCAGACGGCTTGACGACTCATGGGGTCGTGACCGTCACGGCGTTGATTGAGGAGTTGTGATGGCCTGGATGATCGTTCGCCAGGAGGTGAACTGGAGCAGGCCAAACAGCCGATACTCGTTCAACGCAAAGGCGAAGACCGAGCCGCAGCAGTTCCCGCAAGACTTCGTCGAGTACGCGATTTCGATAGGGCGAGCCGTGAAGGCTAGGCCACCGAAGCGGCCAGCGAAAACGGGCCAGTAGCCCAAACCATCACAGAAAAAGAGAGCTTGGAGACCGCCGCAGTATTGCCGGCGGTTTTTCTTTGCACGAAAGGAAAACCCGAATGGCATACGCGACCACAGCCAACTTCCACCAGATGGTGCTTGAAGTTGAGACTACCGCAGGCAGCGGCGTCTACGCCCGCATTTGCGGCCTGACCTCTCGAGGCATCAACCGTCAGCACAATATGGCCACCTCCGAAGTGCCCTCGTGTGATGATGAGTCGCTTCCTGCCCAGGTAGAGCGCGCAGTCCAGTCTTCTGAGGCGACGATTTCCGCATCCGGCGTCTGGAGTTCGCAGTCACATGAGATGCTCCTTGACTGGTGGGAATCTGGCGCGACGCGCAGCATCCGCATCCAGCATGTCAGGGCCGCCGTCGGCGATACCGAATACGAGACCGGCAACGCCTATCTCGTCTCGATCAACAACCAGGCAGAACGTGGGACGAAGGTCACCGCGGAATTGTCGATCGAATTCGACGGCATCCCCGTCCGTACGCCGAAGGCCTGATAAATGCGCGGCTCAGAGGAGATTGTCTGGGCGGGAGGCGAACACCATTTCCGCCTGGGGATCGGCGAGCTCCGCGCGATCGAAGGCAAGTGTGAGGCGGGCTGCGCCGTGATCCTCATGAGGCTGCTGTCGTCGGCTTGGAAGATCGATGACGTGATCCAGCCGCTGCGGCTCGGTCTGATCGGCGGCGGCATGCACGAGCGCGAAGCCCAGAAGGAGCTTGATCGAGCTCTGACGCTGGCCAGCCCCTACGCGCTGGCGGTCACTGCCGCTGACGTTCTCCGACGCTTCATCATGTGGGAAACTCCAGACCAACCTGGCGGTGACCAACAGGGGGAGGCCGAAGCGGGAACGGCGGAGAGCTGAACCCGCTTCCGAACGGCATGACTCGCTGGTCGACGTACTACGGCGCCGGCATCGTTATGGGCATGACCCCACGTCAGGTCGATGAGTGCACGCTTTGGGAATTTGCCTCGTGCTCCGAAGGCTTCCGGAAGGCCAATCAGACGGAAGAGCAAGCGCCGCCGGCGATGAGCGACGATGCTGCGGCCGATCTGGGGATTGTTGGGTTTTGACGACGATGGCTGACTTCAGTGACACGTTCGATGATCTTGTCATCGCTGAGTGCCAAGCGGAGGGCATAACGCCCGAAATGCTCTCCGCTGGATATGCCGAGGTTTGCAGGGTTGGTCCGGATGGGCCGTCTTATGAGGAAGTAGCCATGAGGGCATATCTTCGTATGCGGGCGCTTACTCCACAATTCCCGGCCGAGCCTGCACGCCGCTATTTATTGCCGGCTTCATTCTCTCAAGGATGTCTTTGAACTTCACTTGTAGGAACATTGGCTTGTCGATGTTTGGTCGATAGTCCTGCCACTTCGAGAATATGCGATCGAGTTTTGGGTGGGCGAACGTAACGATCGCGGCTCCATCGGGATGTGCGAAGACGTTTCGGATCTCTCGCACAACGTGGATGTCCTTGAACACTGATCGATCGATTATCGCCATGGCATAGGCAGTATCAATCTTTGCGCTGAATGTTGCGAAAGGGCCGTAGCCGTCAAAGAGCTTGCCGGCCAATTCGTTGTTGAGATGTGGCATCCTTGCCTTGATGGCCTTCTCTAGGAAGTTTTCCAAGGCCGACGCCGCCACCAATGCTGTGGTCGAGTGTCCACGCTCGTTCATTCGCTGGAGTTCTTCCAGGAACAGGCGCCGCCCCTCTGCCTCCGGGTCATCCTCGATGACTTGCTCACCTTCACTCATATTCATCCCCTTGAGGTGCCTGTGGCTGCAAATGATGACACCGCTCGCCTTCTAGTTTCGATTGAGGCTACGCAGGCGAAGTTCGAAAAGCAATTGGCGTCCATCGCTAAGGCGGCAGAGAAGGCGGCCAGAAACACTGAGAACGCCTTCAAGGGAGCCAACGACAACATTGCAAAGAACGCGGAGAACTCAGGCCGCAAGGTCGAGCGCTCTCTTGGTGCTCAGCGTGCGGCTGTCTCCAACCTCTCGTTCCAGCTAAACGACATTGCTATGGGGCTCGCCTCCGGCACATCTCCGTTCACGATCATGGTGCAACAGGGCAGTCAGGTCTCGCAGGTTCTGCAAGGCAGCGGCGGCATTGTCGGCGCCGTGAAGACCCTTGGAGGCGCTTTCGCATCGATGGTTAGTCCGGTGTCGTTGGCGTCATTTGCGCTGATAGGCCTGACTGGCGCTGCGGTCCAATATCTGACCACGCTGTCTAGCGGCGTTCCCGATTCCGAAATTCTGCTGAAAGAACACGCCAACGTCATCAAGTCATTTGATGAAGCATGGGGCATCGCAGAGAAGGGCGTTAAGGAATACTCCGATGCCACAAAACAAGTCGAACTCCAGAAGCTCAAAGACAAGTTTGGGGATCTGGCAAAGACCGCGGAAAGCACCTTCGAAGACGTTACTCGTGGACTTCGCAACATCCCCGCCTCTGAGTTCGGTGGCGGCGACATAATTGACCAGACCAACAAGGCCATGAGCCTGTTGGAACAGCAAGTGCCGGCGCTCCGCGAATTTGCCGCAGAGATGATCAAGCTTGAAAATGCCAAGGACGCCCCACAGCCAGTTCGAGAGGCTGCCGCAGAGGCAAGAAAGCTGGCTCAAGAACTATTCCCAGTGCAGGATGCACTTGAGGAGACGCAGCGAAGACTGAAAGTAATCAACGTCACCGGTGAGCAGGCAAAGGAAACGTTTGCCGCCATGACCGCTGCGGCGCTCGGAATGGGGACTGCCGGCGGCGACGCGGTCACGACGATCGCGTCGAAGGTCAAGAATGATCTGATTCCGGTGATGACGCAGGCCATCCAGCAGGTGGCCGAGTACGCGAAGAACTTCTCATCGCTGCAGGCGCAGGTGAACAAGACGCCACTTGGCCAGTTGTCGCCGATCTTTTCTGGCGGCGGCCAGTTTCTCAACGAGGACCAGCTCAACACATTTCGCGCTGGTGAAGAGAAATATCGCATCGCCGGTGAGAGCGCCGCGGCGCAGATGGTCAAGGGTTTCGAGGGCTTCATTGCCAAAGCGAAGTGGGACGAAAACGCCTTCCGGGTCGGCTTTGGCAGCGATACCGTCACGCGCACCAACGGCCAGATCGAGAAGGTCACCAAAGACACTGTCGTCACTCTGGCGGATGCGCAGCGAGACCTTGAGCGCCGCCTAGTCGAATTCCAAGACGGCATTCAGAAGGCGATCGGCGTCGACACCTGGAACAGCCTTAATGAGGCTCAGCAGGCGGCACTTACCAGCATCGCCTACAACTACGGCTCGCTACCTAAGCGTATCGTCGCAGCGATAGAGAGCGGTGGCGGAGCTGAAGCCGTAGCAAACGCGATCTCCGCGCTCGGCAGCGACAACGGCGGAATAAACAAGCGCCGCCGCAATGAAGAAGCGCAATCGTTCCTCTCCGGAACCGGCATTTCGATGTCAGAGGCCGGGCTCAGTGGCGGCAAGAAGACGCCGGCGGAGCTCTTCCAGGGCGATGTGCAGCAGATCCAAGCGCGCATCGCCGCGCTAAATGCAGAATACGAGGCGCAGGCTAGGCTAAACCCGCTTGTGAACGATTACGGCTATGCCGTTGAAAAAGCGAGAATTCAGCAGCAATTGCTGTCTGAGGCTCAGCGCGCAGGGCTTGAAATCACCCCGGAACTGCGAACGCAGATCGAGGGCCTAGCCGAAAACTACGCGAAAGCTTCGTCGGCCAGTGACAGGCTGAAGGATTCGCAGCAAAAGGCCGTTGACGCGGCAAAGCAGTTTTCTGGCCTCGGCCAGGAGGTTGTCGGCGGCTTCATCAGCGACATGCGCAATGGTGCATCTGCGGCCGAGGCTCTGAGCAACGCCCTGAACAAGGTTCTCGATAAGATCATCGAGATCGGCCTTAACTCATTGTTCTCTGGCGGCGGCCTTTTTGGCGGAGGCGGCGGTAAGGGCGGCCTGTTGGGTGGCTTCCTTATTCCAGGCATCCTCCATAGCGGAGGTGTCGCCGGCAGCGATGGGTACGGTCATGGTCGTTCGGTCTCGCCGTCAACATTCGCCGGCGCCAAGCGCTACCATACTGGCGGCGTCGCTGGGCTTCAGCCTGGCGAAGTGCCGGCCATCCTGCAGCGCGGCGAGGTTGTTCTGCCTCGCGGGACGAAGATGGGCGGCCAGCAGGCCGTACAGGTGCAGGTGGGCGTTAGCGTCGATAATGACGGGCAACTCCAGGCTTACGTTAAGAGCGTGAGCCAGCAGGAAGTCGCTTCGGCGAGCCCAAAGATCGTCTCGGCCGCCAACCAACAGGCGCCCGCCGCTATGGCGAAATACCAAGCTACCAAGGCCGGAGGGGAGTGGAGATGAGCGAAATCATAACCTGGCCGCTCTGCACACTCACTCCCCAAACCGCGTCAGCGGATTTGGTGCCCTTCACAAGGAGCGGCGGCCGTACGCTCGGCGGCGTCCAGCCCACAACTCGGACGGATTTGGGTTTTTGGGAGATATCTTACTCCGGAATCGTTCTCCAGAACCGCAATCGCGACGCATGGCGCACTTGGCAAGCAATCCGGCAAAAACTGGGCGGCCGCTCCGGTCTGATCGCCGTCCGCGTCCGCTCTTCGCTATCGGCACCTTACGTTTCCGGCAAGTTCGAGCCGGTGATCGACACCGAGCACAGCGACGACGCGCCTTTTGACGACGATACACCATACGTGCAGGGCGCCATTTCGGTCGTGACCGATGGCGTCACGCCGGTTGGCGCAACGTCGATCCGGCTGCGGATCATCAACGCCGACGACAACCTCGTGGGCGTGCGCTTCAGCTACAATCACGCCCTCTACGAGACCGGGCCGGTTACCAGCGTAGACGGCGACATCTGGACATTGCCGATTTCGCCGTCGGTACGCGAGCTCATTCCCGCCGGCGCCGATCTTGAGTTCGACCAGCCGACGTGCCTTTGCCACCTAGCGGAGGACCGCGGCATGGACATCGACCAGAACGCGGTCGGCAAGTTCTCCTCACCATCGGTCAGCTTCGTGGAAGCGGTGGATTATTGGAACGCGACATAGTCGCCGGAGGGTGAATGGCAATCAAATCGCTACGCATCCTCTGCGACGTCATGTTGCCGGGGGAAGACCCCATTCGCGTCTGGGATGGCTCAGGCGGCACGTTTGTTGACGGCGACGGCAACTTCTATCGGCCGGCGCAGTTCACTGAGGACGCGCTGCAGTCGATCGAGGCAGCCATCAACGGTGAGGCGTTCACGCTCGCGCTGTCGCTTATCTCGATCAGCCAGTCGGTCGCCGACAGCATATGGGACTATGACGAGACGACGAGCGTCCAAGGCTCGCCGTTCGTGGTCAAGCTGCAGATCCTCGACGAGTTTGAGCAGCCTGACGGCGAGCCGATTGTCGTCTTCACCGGCGAGATCGACAACCTCGACGTTGCCGACGAATCCACCGAGGACGGCATTAAATCGATCGTCAATCTTGAGGTGACGAACCGCTTCACGCTGCGAACCGTCACCAATGGCGCCGTCCTTTCCGACGTCGACCAGCGGGCTCGCTCTTCTTTGCTGAACCCCTCTGCGGCCGACGATGAGTTTTGCAAGCGCGTGCCGCTGATGCGCGACCAGACGATCAAATGGCCGAACTGGTAACGGACCGCCATAAACCGCTGCAATCTTTCATCACCCACAACAACGCCCGCCCTTGGCAACCAGGCCAGGTGGACTGCTGCATGGTGCTGGCAGACTGGGCGGTGTGGCTAGGCCATCCGGACCCGGCAGAGCACCTCCGCGGCACTTACGACAGCGACGAAGGCTTTCGGCTGATAATTGCGGCCCACGGCGGCGTAGTGCCGCTCGTGTCGTCCTGCATCCCCAAGCCCGCCAAGCGCATTCAGCATCCGTCAGCGGGCGATATCGCCGTGATCGGCAGCCCAGCGAACATCAAGCGGCAATTCGGCGCCATCCACGATGGCAGCGGGTGGCTCGTGCGTATGCACGGCAGTTTCGGCCGCATGACGGCACAAACGCTAGCCGTCTGGACAATCTAAATCGGAGGGCGACTTGCCCGGCATCATCGACACCATCGCGCTGATCGTATCGTCGATCGCGACGAGCGTGGGCGCGGCCAACGCTCTCTATCTCGGCACGTCGGCCCTGCTTTATGGCGGCTTGGCGTTTGGCGCCGCGGCCCTTCAGAGTTTTCTCGTCGAGAAGCCGAAGGTGCCGAAGCCTGACGACGGAAGCTACAATCTCAAGCAGAGCGTGCCGTCTCTTGCGTATGTTCTTGGCAGCGCCAAAAAGGGCGGTGACTACGTCTTTCTTGAGGAAACCGGCGGCAAGGCCTACCACATCATCGTCTGGGCCGGTCACCGCATTCAAGGCCTTACCCAGCATTACTTGCATGACGAAAAAGTCACGATCAACGGCAGCGGCACGGTCACGTCGCCTGCGCATTTCGGCACTGCGGTCAAGATATTGGCCCACAACGGCGCGAACGCCGAGACGGCCTATTCTGATGTTGTAACGGCCTTCCCAACGATCTGGGACAATAACTGCCGCGGAGACGGGCTTGCGTCTGTCTACATGCGCGTCAGCACTGTCGACCAGAAGAAGCATCTCGACGTCTTCCCGAACCAGATGCCAGAGCACTCGGCCGTCGGTGATGGCGCGCTGCTTTATGATCCACGCAAGGATAGCACGCAAGGCGGCTCAGGGTCGCACCGGTGGTACGATCAGAATACGTGGGAGTTCTCGCGGAATTTGGCGCTGATGCGCCTTTGGCACCTCTGCCACCCAGTCGGCGGCAAGATGGCCTACAGCGCGATGTATCTGCCTGACTGGATCAATGCGGCCAACGTCTGCGACCAGAACGTCACGAACCGGACTGGCGGGACTGAAAAGCGCTATCACGGCGGCTTCTGGTTCCGGGCCAGTAACGATCCGATCGAAGTGGGACGCATCATGGACGAGGCCGCAGAGATGGTCGTCTATGAACGCGCGGATGGCACGATCGGCGTCCATGCCGGTGAATACGTAGCACCTGACGTCAGGCTCACCGCCGACAGCGTCTTCAGCATTCGGGTAGACAAGAACAAGCGGCGCGCGAACACCGTACTCGGCGTCCGCGGTCGGTTCGTCAACACCGCCAAGGACTATGTCACGGAGGATGCGGCGATCTATGGAGATCCGTACGCTGTCGTCGACGACAACACGGAGCGCACGCGCACATTCGACAATGCCGCGATCCAGAGCCACAACCACTGCCAGCGCAAGCAAAAGCTGACATTCATCCGAGCTAATGCGCGCAAGGTCTCGATCGTTGCAGATTACACCGCCGAGGGCATCCGCAATTTGCCGTACCGGCGGTTCGTGAGGGTTCACTACCCGTCTCGAGGGCTGGCGGAGGCGGTGGTCGAGATCACTTCGAGCGTGACGATCGACCTGCGCAACATGCGGATTTCATTCTCCGGCATCCTGGTATCGCCGTCTCTGTATGCTTTCAATGCGGCTACAGAAGAGGGCCAGCCAGGCGAAGCTGTCGAACCCTTGCCGCCCGGTGGCGTTCCTGCGCCGGCAAACTTCGCGGCGACCATTCAGACTGAGGTCGTGACGGGCGGCTCCACGGCGGCTTTCATTCTCGGAACGTGGGACTTCGTGTCCGACGTGCTGACCTATGAAATGGAATATGACCGCGTGTCGGGGTCTACTGGCGTGCAGTCGGTATTCTCTCAGGCCGGCGCCGTTCAGGTCCGATCTGCCTATCTGGTCGACGGTGAGCAGTACCGCGTCAGGCTGAGAGCCTGGGGCGGCGGCACATCATCCGCTTGGACGTCGTATATTACCCTTACCGCTACCGCCGACCCGGTCGCGCCTGGCGTGGTTACCGGGGTTTCGGCTGTGCCGGCTGCCGGCCAAGCGACTTTCCAATGGACCGCGCCGAACAGCGCGAACTACTTCGCCTGTCGGATCTACATCAACACGACGAACAATCTCGGCACAGCGACTCTGGCAGCAACCGAATACGGCCCGCCGAGCGCAGTCGACCTGCGCGTCGTGACGTCCTTGGCCCCTGGCACCTACTACGCGTGGCTGAGGGCAATCAACCCATCGGGAGTTGCAGCGGCAGCGGTCGCCACTGGCTCGTTCGTCGTCACCTGACGCCACCAGACAATCACACATTTTGTTAGCCCGCCATCGCGCGGGCCTTTTCTTTACATGGAGCAAGCATGGCCTTGACTATGGCTGAAGTCGCTCGCGACTACGAGACCGATGGCGTGCCTTCGTCAGGGCCGCACAAGATCAAGAAGAACAACCTGCGAGGCTGGGGCGCTTGGGTGGAGGGGCTGATCAATGCCTTTGTCTCGGCCGGCGGGTTGATCTATTCCTCCAGAGACGGCCTCTACGCTGACCTGAACAAGTCGGCACACGCGATGGCGTGGGTTATGGGCGATGCCATCGCGGACAGGAACGGAATTTACGAGAAGATCGGCGCGAGCGGCACAGGTAGCTGGTTCCGCTTGGGGGATCTTCCCTATTCGTTCATCGTCGCGAGCGATGCTGGCGCCGGAACGGCGAACGCCATTCAGGCAACCACGAGCATTCCGGTGTCTGGCTCGGCGCTGATCTGGACGAGCATTTTCGAAGCCAACACGACTTCGCCGGTGACGATATCGTTCAATGGTGGCTCGGCGCTCACGATCAAGACGAACACGGGCAACAATGTTGCCGCCGGCGGTCTTGTAGCCGGCATGATTGTGCTTGGCATTGTATCAGGATCGACGTTCCGGCTGATCAGTGATCAGGCGTCTAGCGCCATTGTTGCTGCTGCCGAGGCAGCACAGGCGGCGGCGGAGGCTGCCAAACTGGCTGCAGAAACCGCGGCCGCGACCGCCGTTGGTGCGACGGCGAACAAAGCCGATCGCCGTGTCACGCTTGCCGACATGCAGTCTGTGTCAACGTCGGCCTTCACCAGCATGATCTATAGCAACGGCGACTGGTCGCTCAAGAACGCCTCTGACTACACGGCTGCTATTGCTGCCGATACCCAGAACGGCATGTTCATTCAGTCCTCCTTCGATGCGACGAAGGTGTGGGTTCGCGAACATACCGGGCTCATCTATGTCGGGTGGTTTGGCGCGGCCCCAGGCGTTACGGCCGGCACTAATTTGCTGCGTATTCAGGCTGCGATCAATGTCGCGAAAGCGCTGAAAACCACGCTTTTGTTTGGCTACGGCACCTACTCGATTTCCAGTGCGGCATTCGTTACGGACTGCTCGGACATCCAGATCGTCGGAATGGGTTCTGGAACTGTCATCAGCGTGGCCCATGCAAGCGCGCACATTTTTGTGGCAACCGGCACCAACGTCATCACCGGACTAACCATTCGCGATTTGCGCCTGACGTCGTCGGTGACGCGAACCGGGACGAACGCGTTCATCAGCATAGATCCGATGATCCAGTATTCGTATTTTACGAACTTGGTCGCCGACAACTTCAATTCGTTCATGTGGTTGAAGCAGTACATTCAGGTGCAAATCTCTGGCTGTAAAGCGTACCAGATGGCAGCTCCACCTGTCGCGACTTACGGGATCAAGGCAGGGACTAAGGCTGCAACCAATCAGGGGGCGAACCTCTACATTCGTGACATTATCCTGCGCGGCAACGGCTCCGGATCGGCGACGGCTACGGACTGGACCACGGGCCTTGTGATGCACGACGTGGAAGGCATCTTTACCCACGGCCTCGATATCGCAGACTGGGACATGAACGCTCTTGGCGATCCCCAGACGAGGCTGGCCAATTGCTTCTTCGACAGTAGCTTCTTCGATGTGACGCAGCGCGGTCCAGCTTTCAGGTTCCAAGGAACCGGATACAAAGCCGAGATCGAATTCTGCGCATCGTGGTTCGCTTCCGCTGGTCTGTCGACAGGCTCCCCGGTTCTGACCGGTGGCGCTTATGGCTTCAGCGCGATAGGGACTGGCGATTATGGGCGCATCATGTTCACGGGCTGCCGATTCCTGCAGAATGCAAGCAACGGCGTAAACATTGCGACGTCGAACTTCGACGGTGAGTTTGTCGGCTGCAACTTCTACTACAACAGCGTGCCAGATGGCGGCCCCGCATTTATCAGCAACACCACCGGCGTCGCACCGAACTTGAGAGATTCTCGGTTTGTGGCGAACGGTGGCGGAACGTCTCCGGTGTCGTACTCTGCCAGCTCGGCCGGTTACGTGGTCAGCGACATTACTGCAGACGGCCCGCTCGGGCTGCTCGGAACTCCAAAACGATGCGACAACATCGTCGCGTCGAATTCTAAGGTGATCGCGTCGGCCGCAACTATTACGCTTTTGCCTTGGGGTGATTTCCTGACAATCAGTGGAACCACGACTATCTCCGCTCTTAGCGCGTCCACAGAAGACCGAGTCGTCAGCCTGCTTTTCCAGAGCGCGTTGACGCTGACCCACGGTGCTAACCTCGTCCTGAAGGGGGCCGTGAACGCCACAGTCGCCAGCGGCGGGATCATGACGTTCCTCTACAATGGGTCTGGGAACTGGCGTGAAGTTTCAAGGAACTTCTAGCGCTCAGCCCGCCAAGGGAGTTTGTGCAGCGGTTTTCGCCGCTGCACTCAATTCTGGACTTGTTTTCTTCCGAACGCGCACAACATTAGCAATATCGCATGTAAGGAACTCGCAGCAACTGGCCGAGTTTCCCTAGGTATGCAATCGATTGGAGCGACCCGTGACCGACAAAGAAAAAACCGCTCTCGCTATGCTGTCTTCTGGCTCGTCCTTCAAGGAGGCTTCCGTCCTCACTGGGATCAGCGTTGCACGCTTGATGGAACTTTGGAACGAGACCCATAAGACGGCAGCTTAGTGATGATGCTGTCAAACTCGCCGTTTCAGCGGCCGTAACCTTTCGGCCGCGATCCCTTAACGACGCGACGACCGTGGATTAGGTCCTCCCTCATTTCCAAGGGCTCCGCGGGGACGAACTGGAACTTTACAGCATCCGGCATGGCTTTCGCGGCGAAGTCTGCGGCCGATTCGATGCGCTCGATAATCTTGATGGCGCCGGCTTCGAAGTCTTCGTACTTCGAAACAAGGTCATAACCTTGGTTCAACACCACGAGCACGGCGGCCGTCGTGACGAGCTTGCTTCGGATGACTACCGACCCGTCTGAGAGATAGATATCATCAATCCAAACAGGGCCGCCGAGTTTAAATTCGATGCGTTTATCGAAAGCGCGTAACCTGATGTCCACGTAATGGAAAAGATCGGGAGAAAGATTGTCCTTGTTAAAGGGGACATCTTCGCCCAGGCGCCATTCGCCCGGCAATTCAAAGGACACGCTGCCCAGCGTAACCTCATTTTGGATATATGTCTCTTCGCTCATATATATAGGCCCCAAAGATAATCAGAGCGCTTTTAGGTTGAAGAAGTTAACCTTTTGCTCAACTACAGCGTAGAGACATCTCCCCTGTCGGTGTTGCCGCCGACCTAGCCGCCATAGCGGGGCCCACACCACCACCACCACAGGAGACCACAATGGACCGCGCGAAATTCTTCGCGGCGGTGCGCTCGCCCTTGTCTGTCAACATGAAAGCACAAGTGCAGGGCATCGACGCGATTCTCGACGAAGCCGAGCGCCGCGGCACGCCGATGGCTCATCTGGCTGCAATCCTGGCCGAAGCGCACCACGAGACCGGCGGCACCATGCAGCCGGTCAGCGAAAACCTCAATTACTCAGCAAAACGGCTGACGGAAGTCTGGCCCAGCCGTTTCCCGACGCTTGCCGCCGCCGCGCCGTATGCCGGCAACCAGCGCAAGCTGGCCAACAAGGTCTACGGCGGCAGGCTCGGCAACACCGGCGATGATGACGGCTGGCTTTTCCGGGGAAGGGGTCTCGCACAGATCACCGGCCGCGACAACTATGCCAGATTTGGCATAGCGGGTGTGCCTGACGACGCGGGTAAAATGCCTGTGGCTGTCCGCATCCTCTTTGACGGCATGACGGGCGGCATCTTCACCGGCCGCAAGCTGAAAGACTACGACGCCGCCGACGGTTACCGCTACGCCGCCTCGCGCGCGATCATCAATGACGACGTGAAGGCGAACGGCGCGCGCATTGAAAAATACGGCCGCGCCTTCGAGGCCGCGCTACGCACCGCTGGCTATGACGCCGCCGCGCCTGCAGCACCCGCCGTTTCTGGTGGCTTCTGGGCCGCGCTCGGTCGCTTCCTGCTGGCGCTTCTCAAGGGGGGCAAGAAATGACGGTCTGGATTCGCATCGCCCTCTACATGATTGCCGGTTGGCTCTACGGCTCTGGCTACATCGGCGAGGAAGTCAGGTCGATGATCACCGACGACCCGGCTGTCGCGGCAAGCATCGAGGCCGGAATTGCTGCCGCGATCGGTGCTATTCCGGTGGCTTGGTGGCAGTGGGCGCGCAAGGTGGGGCATCCGACGTGATTGGCGCGCTGACAGCGGTAATCTGGTCCCGCATCACCGGCTGGATGGCTCCTGTCGGTATGGCACTCGCGATCGTCGCGGGTGCTTTTTTCTATGGACGCTCCAGCGGCAAGGCTGACGCCAAGGCGGAGCAGGCTAAGGCAAACGCGAAAGCCATAAAACAGGCGAGGGCCGTCGAAGATGGGGTTCAGAACATGGGGGGCAGCGATGTTGATCGCGCTCTCGGCAAGTGGCTGCGTGACGGCCGGTAGCTACTGCGACGTCGCGCGCCCCGTTAGGCCGTCCGTCGAAGACAAGATGACGGAAGGCACCAAGCGCCAGATCCTAGCGGAGAATGAGAAGCTGGCGAAGCTCTGCGGGGTGAAGCCGTGACCGGCGCTGAAATTATGGGCGTGGTAGGCTTCATGCTGATGCTGGCCGGTGCTGGCTGGCGCGTGTGGGCGCGTGTTGAGGCTAAGGTGAAGGTGGCCGAGGATAAGGCTGATAAGGTTCAGGATCGGTCAGATAAAGTTGCTGCAGACCTAGCCGCCTTTCGCATTCACTCCGCCGAGACCTTCGCCACGAAGGCAGGACTTCAGGAGCAGACCGCACAATTGCTCCGAGCCATTGAGGGCATCGGCAACCGCATTGACGGCGTACATGAGCGGCTTGACCGCGCTTTTGAGCAGCGCTCAGCCAGAACATCCAGCTAGTCAAGGCCCGTTACCCTAATAGGTGGCGGGCCTTTCTTTGTTTTGTAGACTTCTTTCGAAACCAGTTTTCGAGCTGCTCTGTATTGGTTACAACTGAGTCATCGCAACTCAAAGGCGTCGCTCTCAACCATGCATCTCAGGTTTGTACGTCCGCACCTTTCCATATCTACATTCCCTGCGATGGAGCTTCCTGATTTCACACTCATTACTGGTGCCAATGGGGCTGGCAAAACGCACCTCCTTCAGGCGTTGGAAAATGGTTGTGTAGGAGTTGAAGGGATAGACAATCTGAACGGCGCCATACGTCTGTTCGACTGGAATACAATCGTCCCGCAGGAGATGCAGCGAACAGCCATCAACGCCATCGAGACGATGCATTGGGGATACCGCAGTGCGATTAAGGACGCCTCGACCACGGCTATGAGAGCTTATGCCCTTTTGCAGGATGTGTACGCCAAGTACCCGGCGCTAGGGGCTCGATTCGAGAATGATCCAGTTCGCGGCATTTGCACTGCGTCCACTGAGGATCTGATTGATTGTTTGGGGGAGGCTGACGCGGTTGAAGACGTCAGACGGCGGGTCGATGCCCAGATTCCAGAGATAGAACGCCGTGTACAAGAGGTTCTATCTCCCAACATGCGGCCTGCGTTAGAAGTGATCGCTCGTCGCGCGGGAAAGCCGTTGTTCCTGTTGAACGACACAGAACTCCAGCGTGGGGTTTTAGGGGCCCTGCCGGGGCAGCGGGCCTTTCAACAATCGTTTTCGCAATTGTTTGCCGGGTACAGAGACGCGGCGTTGGAAAACGAGCTAGCTGAGAACGCCGCTCGAAAAGGTCAAAAGCAGAGCTTTCTAAGCGCAGCGGAATTCATCGATGCTTACGGACCTCCGCCATGGGATCTTGTGAATCGATTGCTGGAGACCGCGGGGCTCCCGTTCAAAATCAACATTCCCAATCCATTGAGATACGGTGAGTACCAGCCGTTGTTGATGCGTTGCGATACCGGGGAAACGTGCAATTTTTCCAGCTTGAGCTCGGGTGAAAAGGTTCTCCTCTCATTCGTCTTTTGCATGTATTTCGTGGAAGATCGACGACAATTGACGACGTTCCCGAAAGTCCTCTTGCTAGATGAGGTGGACGCAACGCTACATCCGTCGATGTCAAAGGCGTTAATTGACATCATTATTAAGACATTGATTGCTGAGTGTAATGTGAAAGTCATCGCGACCACTCACTCTCCTTCGACCGTCGCGTTAGCTCCAGAAGAGTCGATCCATGTGATGCGAAAAGCGCACCCTGGATTAGCAAAATGCTCGAAGGCCGAGGCCCTCAATCTGTTGACCGAAGGCGTGCCGCGTCTTGCTCTGTCGTATGAAGGGCGTCGACAAGTTTTCGTAGAGAGTGACGTTGATGCTGAAGTCTACAGCACCCTTTACGACGCGCTGCATGACAACCAGGAAATAGATCGATCGCTAACATTTATTGCGGTGGGCAGCGACGTAAATGGTGGCTGCGACAGAGTGATAGCGACCGTCGACGCCCTCTCGGGAGCCGGCAATAAGAGCGTGTTCGGTCTCCTCGACTGGGATGGCACGCGACGTGATAGCGACCGGATTCTCGTTATGGCACCAGCGTGCAGACATTCGATAGAGAACATCATTCTCGATCCCGTCCTGGTAGCCGCGGCTATCTGCCGTGAGTTTCCCGACCGATACGAAGAGATCGGACTGCCCAGTAAGACGATGTGGCGCCGGTTCGTGGAACTAACAGATAGTCAGCTTTCGGCGGTGGCTGCCGCAGTCACGTCCCGAATCCTCGGCCCGCCGAAAGAACTGGCTTCAAGCAGCTACATCGGAGGGCGCTCCGCGAACTACGACAAAGCGGCGATGACGATGAGGGGGCACGACTGGGCAGAAGCAGTCTTCAAGGCCTATCCGTACCTACGGAGGATCGGGCAATCAAGCCAGGACCTTAAGGATGACGTCGTTCTGAAGAGAATCACGAAGTTGGTCTTGGCGGATTGTCCGGAACTGATCCCGATTGAAGTGAAGATCGCGTTTGACCGCCTTTTGCACCTGCCGCCGCATTGAGGCACCGTCTCGCGCGCTCACTCCTTGCCATCCAAAATAATCCGCAAAATCCGGATCATGTCGGCCGCGTCGAGAAGCGCCGCCTTGACGTGTTCGTGTGTCCGCCTCTCGATTCCGTCGGCGACCGTTTGCAGATTAATCACCGCATCCGCCGCAGTCTTGCTCTCAGGGATGCCAACTTGGTCCCGCATCTCTCGGATCGTGACGACGGCACGCTCAAGCAGCCGGCGTTTTTCGAAGTCGGTCAGGTGTTCGGCATGGTTTGCGGCTCTGATGAGCTCGGCGACGAATGCGGTGGTGAGGGACATGAAGGGTAGGGTACAGCGACGCGGCTGGGCGTCAATGTCGGAGCTAGTGCCGCGTGCTTTCCGACGGGAGCTCTACGTATCGGCCGATCGACCAGAGGTAATCGACAATCTCCTGGCGGACCGGGTCGGTGTCGCCAAACTTCTCACCGATACGCTTGACTTCCTTCATTGCCGCCTCGCTCGGGTCCATGTCGCCGGCGACAAAGAGATAATGGCCGACAGCGCAGATGTCGCAACCGGCGGCGATCATCTCGGCTACGAAATCCGGGACCTCACTTGCTTTCATCAGGCGCCTCTTTTGCAACATTCCTGCGTCCCTCCGTGGTGAGATCCAGTAGGTGTAACCAATCGAGTGAGGAAGGCGCTACTGTAGGATTCACCAAGCTAGATTTCGGGACATTAGTGGGCAGTTCGCGAGGCGGAGGGCATTACTTTCACATGAGCAATTTCTGATATACAGTTGGCGTGGGCCCCACACGCAGGCTGTGATTGTATCTCACATCGGGCCTTCGTTGCTGGAAGGCGATGCGCGTTTATCAGCGCCGCAATCGGGGAGGCTCAGGATGGCAGCGTATATGGATGACGTTGAGGTGGCACTCCGTATAGACGTTGAAGAAAGTATCTTCGCCTTCACGCCAAAGAATCAAACCGAGGCTGATTATCTTGCAATCTGTAAGCTGATGGCGAGGGCACAGCTTTGCGCCGTCGTTTATCAAATCCTTTCGGAAGTCGACCGAGGCATTGAACCGTTGACGTTGTCCCACCTAGTCGGCGGTGACTGGCGCAAGCCCGAGTGGAGTGCTCAGGCGGCTTTAGGAGAGCAATTCGAAATTCTGAGAGGTTCCGGCGCACACTTCTCTGATCGGGGCGATTTTGAGCTCAGGCTGACGCGAGACTACGCCATTAGCGGCTTCCTCGAGATTGAAATCGTAGAAAGCGGAAGTGCGCGGGCTAAGGTTACATTCAAACTGCGGATCCCCGACAAGGTCATCAGCCGCGCAATTTTAGCTTTGCTGATCGCAGGGGGGCTTTTGGCGCCGTCTCAGGCGCCCCCACGCGAGCGACTTTCAGAATCTCCGTTCATTGTCTGCTCCATTGGTCAAGCCTTGCAAGGGGATCGTGACCAAATCGTCAACGATGCCGTTGAGGATATCGTTGACCAACCGGGCGAAAAAGACGTGAAGGCGAGTGCAAAGTGGATGGCAAGGCAGGCCTGCCTATACCATGCCGGCGCGAATCCAGGTGAGTTTGATGGAGTTCGCGGAACACACACCCGTATAGGCGAGCGGCAATTTGAGGACTTGTACGGGGTTCAGGTTGATTGGGGGAGCCGCATATTTGTTCGATTTTTGCTTGAAAAGGCCAACGAGCGTATGCAATTCAACCCCAGATATCGAACACTCCCTCCGCAGTAGTCGTCATTTGCAGCCACGGTTGCATCGTCGCAAATGTGCAGATCGCGCACAATCATGCAAATGGTCTAGTGGGTAGTTAACCTGGGTTAGGCGACTACTTGCACCGCTGCTTAGGCTGGAAAAATGAAGGCCTCGTCGTGCTGAGACGGCGAGGCCATGGCGCTTATCGAAGAGGCTTCACTTGGGGACATTTGCGAAGCCGTACCTGGTCTCGATCGGGGAAACGGGATCAGGACTAGTAAGAAACGCGGGCCTTCTGAATATGTTCCTGGTCGCTAAAAAGAAACGGCCCCGAAAGGCGATAACGGGGTCGAGGACAGAGTGTGCGGAGGCACTCGTACGGGAAGGGTCTTAACGGTCATAGGGCGCGACCGGGCCGAGCCCTTTGGAGAATCCTACAAATTGCGTATCGAGTGAAAGCCTGATCTGATGCGGGCATGACCATGAAGCTTTCACACTTGGGGCTGAGAAACCCAAAGCTTCTCGCTGAGCTCAAGCGGCGAGGGTACGAGTCCGCAGACGACATGAAGCACGTTCCCACGACAGACGCGTTGCGGATGAAGGGAATGGGCTCAAAATCGTGGCAGAAAATCTGTGATGTACTGGGCAGAGACCCAGCCCAGACGTGAGCTCGAAAGCCATGACCGAGCCCTACCAGCCCCGCTACCAGTGGCGCCGCAGCGAACTGGACGCCAACGACCCGCCGAGCGATTTCGATTGGCTCGGGTTTGATGGCATCGGCTACATCGGCCGCATCCGGAAAGAGACCGGCGGGCCGACGGCAGGCCGCTGGCAATGGGCCGGGTCTGTCCCTCGGACCTTCAAAGGGTCTCCGCCGATGCCGAACCAAGGTTATTGCGACACCGCACGCGAGGCGACGGAAATGGTCGAGACCTATTGGGATTGGTGCCTGCGACGGATGCAGGGCGAATAGGTCAATGAAGCAGGGGTGCCTTGGGCTTTCGAAGGATCACGCCGACGGCATCTTCGAACATCGTATCTTTGGGGTCGAGCGCGAGCCAGTGGTTATGCGCTAGTTCGATTAGGGCGTCGCAGACTTCTCGCTCAGACCAGCCGGCGTCCTCAGCTTCCTCGACCACCGCCTGCAAGATTTCCTCAAGTGCCAACTGGCAATCCAAATCCCGATCGGGGTATGAGCCTTCCCGCTTCGGCGACGCGAAAATCGATGACTTCGGCATTTATCTTCCTCCGGTGCTCCAGCTTAGACGTTTTCGCTGTTTCATGCGTTAATTCGTCATGGCTAAAACGCTCAGAAAGAAATCTGTTCCCGCGACGTTGCCCGAACCGATGCCGCGGCGCGTCGAGCCGTGCGTCGCTACCCTCGTCGATCAGCCGCCGAAAGGTCCGGAGTGGGCCTTCGAAGTGAAGTGGGACGGTTACCGACTGGCGGTGTATGTCGAGCCAGGCGAGGTGAGGGCGATCACCCGCGGCGGCTACGACTGGTCCAAGAAGTTTGGCTCGATCGTCGCCGAGGCGCGCGAGCTCGGACATGCGACAATGATCATAGACGGCGAGGCGGTTGTTCTCGACGACCACGGTCGCTCTGATTTCGGTCTGCTGCAGCGCGCGGTCGGCAGGCGTCCGAGCTCGCACGATGCCGCCGAGATCATCTTCTTCGCCTTCGATCTTCTCTATCTCGACGGGCAAGACCTCCGGATGATGCCGCTTGCCGAACGCCGGCAACTGCTCGAACTGATCGTCTCTGGCAAGACTGGCGCGATTCGCTTCTCTGAGGAGGTGCACGCCGAAGGCGCCGAGTTCTTCCGGGTCGCGTGTGAACATGGGCTTGAAGGCATCATCGCCAAGAAGCGTGACGCGCCATATCGATCGGGACGCCGGCCGGAATGGCTCAAGATCAAATGCGCGCGTCGTGACACCTTTGTGATCGTGGGCTACGAGCCGTCGACCGTGCCGGGCGCAATCGGCAGGTTGCTGTTGGCAGCGAAGAAAGGGACGGGGCTCGTGTACGTCGGTGGGGTGGGAACAGGCTGGAACGCGGCAATATCGCGCGAAATGCGGAAGGTGCTAGAAACGCTGGTCACCGCTACACCGGCAGTTAAGCTCACGAGAAAGAGAGCCGTGTTCACAGACCCGGTATTAGTTGCCGATGTTGAATACCGCGCCTGGACGGAAGAGAGGAAGCTGCGGCATCCCTCGTTCAAGGGCGTGGCAAAGCGAGGACAGAAAACGAAGGTTTATGAGCTCGGGTAAGGGCGGCTATCGATGGCTGCGGTTCAATACCGGGCGGTACTTCGCGATCAGAGCTCGCTCGATATCGAGGTATGGCCGAACTGGCCCCGCGACGGTTTCAACCATATCGGGCAGATGCACGAAGGCCGCAAGGTGGCCGCACTCTTTCAGCTTTTCAAGCCACGCTTCCGCTTCCCAGAGCGGCGTAGCCCCCTTATCCATCTGGAGCCGCTTGTTGATATCCTTGGCATAGGCCGCCAGACGGTTGCCGATCGGCTGTTTGCTTGTCCCGATCCGAACAATGTCAACGGCCGGCGACAACCATGCGTAATTGACCTCGGTCCACCTGAGGGCAGGGGATTCGAGCAGATGCACGGCAACGGAACGCCCGTCGCCGCCTAGGACCATTGTCGCGATACGTTCGGAAGCGGCACCGAAAATCAT